TGCATGTGAAGCATCACAGATTGACTTTGAGTCTTTTCTAAGACTGCGTGGTCGTATTGCTGAAAAGAGAGGGTGGCTATTTTTAGAAGGTACATTTGAGGCAAGCCTTGGTTGGTACCCGTCTAGATTTGAAGCATGGCAAATGCACCCCAACCCAGATGATGCTAAAAGCTTTAGTCTACCTTCATGGTCTAACTCTGTTGTGTATCCTGGTGGTAGAGAAGATCCAGAGATACTAAGTCTTGAAAGACTACACAGCGATACATGGTTTATGGAACGACTTGCTGGTAAGCCATCACCCCCTAAAGGATTGGTACACCCATTGTTTGATGTTGCGTTGCACGTAAATAATGACGCGCAATATGTTGCAGGAAGTCCAGTATACTTATGGATAGATCCAGGGTACTCAAGTATTACACAAAGTGCCTACGCCGTTGAGGTCATACAAAAAATTGATGACCAAGTTGTAGTTATAGATGAAATATATGAAAGAGAAAAGACAACAGAAGATATCATAGAAATTGCACAAAATAGAGAATGGTGGCAAGATGTAGATTCAGGAGTGATAGATATTGCGGCACATGCGCAATCTGAAAGACGACCTGTTGATGTGTGGTGGCATAAGGCTAACGTCTCTATGATTAGTGAAAAGGTTGGAATAATGGATGGGATAGAAAGGTTTAATACTTTTTTAAAACCCCACCCTGTTACAAACAAACCTAACATGATATTTAATCCGCAATGTCGTGGTATTATTTCTGAACTAGGTGGTTGCCAGAATCCCTTTGATGGGCAAGTTCATGTATACTCATGGAGAACAGACCGAAATGGAAATGTGGTTGGAAGAGAACCTAGGGATGCTTTCAATCATGGTGCTAAGGCAATTGTTTATGGTCTTGTAATAAATTTTGGTTATGCAAGGCTTGCTAAAGAAAAACAAAAAATTACTGTAAAGAGATGGTAAATGGCACAGATAGATAATTTATTAGATAAAATAAAAAGAAGATTTGAAGCCGAAGGTTTCAAGCAGGTAAGAAAAAGAATGGAAGAAGATTATTCTTTGTATCGTATGAACCCATACGATGCAGGAGAAGGTTTTCAATCATACACATCCAACACTCCAAAAGTTTTAGCAGATAAAATTATGGCATACCTTACAACATCAAGCATGATTGTAAGAGTACCTAATGAAGGCAAGAACGAACAAGATAGAATTATTGGAGCCAACAAAGAGAAGTGGGTAATTGGTGCATTAAACTTAGCAGACGAAAGATTGTTAAGAATGGGTCAACCAAATGCACGAGAACAATTATCATTTCACATCACACTTCGTGGTCATTTTGCTGGTAGGTCTGTATTAAATACAAGACCAGATGGTAGTGCATATGTAGACATTACTGCATGGGATCCTTTGCACGTTATATATGAAATGGATGATGAAGGTATTAACTGGATTGCTCATAGAAAGAAAAGAACTAAGGAGTCAATCAAAGCTATTTACAATATGGATGTCTCTGCTCCTGAACAAGAAGCTGAAGAACAAGGTATAGATGTTTGGGATTATTATGACAGAGAAATGAATTGCATAATTATAGATGCAGGAGGACCAAAGTTTGCCAAGAAACCAACGCCACACGGAGTTATGATACAAGGGATGCCCTGCGCTCCTTGCTTTGTTGGAGTTGTGGGTCCGCAACCATACGTACAAGGAGATTTATCTAGTGAGTATACATCTCGTGAGTACGGAGAATCTGTGTTCGCGGCTAATCGGGAGCTTTTCCATGACTACAATTTTGCAATGAGTTCTATGAAAACATTAATATCTCGTTCTACGAGACATCCGTATGTAGTTACAAGTCCTGATGGTTCTGCAACATTAGAAACAGATCCATGGAGAGACGGAACAGAAGTTGATTTACCAGCAAACACATCTATTGATTTGTTGCCAGAGATAACTATGCCTGCAAACACAGGAGATTATTTAGGTATGATATCGGCAGAACTGCAAAGAGGTGGTTTACCAAATGTTGCGTATGGTGAATTACAATTTCAATTGTCAGGATACGCGGCAAACTTATTGAGGTCAGGTTCTGAACATCAAGTACAGCCTAGAGTTTATGCTTTGCAAAGTGCGTACCAACAAATATCAGAATTACTTTTAGCGCAATATGCAACTGGTGATTATGGAACAATGGAGATGAGAGGTAAATACAATGAACTTAAAAAGTGGTTTATGGGTCCTATATCTCCAGATGATATTGCCGAAGGTGGTCCAATTGAGATTGCAATTAAACCGCAGATGCCACAGGATGATCCGCAAAAAGTAACTATGGCGCAAATGATGAGAGAAGGACCAAATCCTCTTGCACCTGACGTTTGGATATGGGATAACATACTTGATGTACAAGATGTTGAAGATTTTAAAAAAGAAATTAACGCACAACAAGGCGAGACATTAGATCCAAAAGCAGTTATGATTAATGTTGTTCAAGCTTTAATGGCTAAAGGACAACAACAAGAAGCTATGGTTTATTTAGATATGCTGAGAAAAGCAATGAAGAAAGAACAGCAGGAAGAAACGGCGATGGATGTACAGTTCCAAGCGATGATGAGTCAATTTGGAATGACTGGGCAAGGTCCTGAGCAGTCAGGTCAAGCACCGCCTCCACCAAACGCACCACAAGATATGCCACCAGCAGGACCTCCAGGGGTTAACGAAGCGGTATTATCTAGTGAAGCTCAAGGTTTTCCTCCTGCGCCACCTACTGAGCCACCAACGCAAGATGTTGCGCCTGGTACACCTAGACCTGGTGCAAGAACTGCACCACCTGAAGGAGAAGGAATATAATGCAATATTTTGTTCAAATACGTAGAGCAGATGGAAGTACATATCCAACAACTGTAGAAGCAGACTCTTTGGCAGAAGCAAGAAGAATAGCGCAAAATGTTGGAGAGAGTGGAGAAACTGTAGAAAATATTACAGAAAATACATCAGGAATTGGCACAGGCGATCAAGCTCTTACATCACAAGCAATGACACAGGCATTAGAAGATGGACCTACAACTCTTGATAATTTATATAGAGAGTTTGAAAGACAAAGAGCGCAACCTTTATCAGGTATTAATCAGCAACTTGGTACTGGAGAAACAGGAACTCCAATTAGAACAACTGGTCTAGAAGCAACAGGTGCTGGTTTTCAAGAAGGAGCGCAAGTTAGAATGAGGTCTGTGCCAGGTCAAACAGTAGATGTTGGTGATCAAACTGGTGATATTTCGTTGGCACAAAGAACAACTACGACTTTTAAACCAGCAGAAGAACCATTTATTGATCAATCTGAAATACCAGATATAAAAGCATATCAAAATTTTAATAGTTATATAGATAATTTTTTGTCAGACAATGCAAGACTGTCAGGTTATGCGTTAGGTTTAGATAAACAAGCACCAAATCAAGGTTTAGCGCAAAGCGTTATATATGGTAGTGGACCAATAGGTAGTTACTTTCAAGGATTGTTTCCAGAAGTACAAGCTACATACATGGCAGAAGATGTTGCAAAAAACATGAATTTAGCAGAGGGTGCTAAACCAGTTACAGGTAAAACATTTGATCAATTTACAACAGAAATGTTAAGCGGCGGTGAAGAAAATAGTTTGTTTGCTAAACAAAATAAATCTTTTAATAATATTGTTGCACAGTATAAAAAGGATTTAAGTAATCCAGACAAAACAAACATAGCAAATAGTGTAGCAATGTCATTTAGTGATAGATCAGACAATGCAAGCACAATTGTTAATATGGTGCGAGGCATGGGTACAAGTTTATATGGTTCTAATTATATGAGGTATGTAAATCCAGATTCTCGTTCATTATATGATGCATGGTCAAGAGAGCAAGCAGATAAAATGCGAGCAACTGGAATGTACCCTGGTTTAGATAGTACGCAATTAAAGAAAAGAGCGCAATCTGATATGGATTTTGCTGGCAAAGAATCTTTTATGGAATATACTGCAAGATCATTTGGTGTTCCAACTGATACAAATAATATGACTATGGGAATGAGGAGTAACTAATGGCAACATTTGAAGAATTTACAAGTTCATTTGGCAATATGCAAAGAAGTCCAGCAGATAGTGTGTTTTCTAGATTTTTAGATAGTCAACCACAAGCAACATTTTTTGGTTCATTGCCAGAGAATATGACACCTGTGCAAAGACAAGCATCTGGTGATGTTTATAATCAAGCTATACAAGATTATTATGGTGAGCTTGGCAGAAGAATAAGACAAGGTCAAGCACCTACATTGCAGTTCCAAGAATATCTTAGTCAGTTCCCATACACGCAAAGATTTGCGCAGGCAACACAAAGATCAAGAGATATGGCAAGACAAAGAGTTGCTCCTAGAACTAGAAGATTATTTTATGGCTAATGGTAACAAACAAATTTTTCAACATAACGCCACCACCAGGAGATCCAGGTAGTACAGATCCTTCGGATAGACCTTTTTTAAATTTTGCAAGATCTCAAAATACTACTCCGTCTGTTTTGCCAGATGCTGTAGACGCACCAATGGCAAATCAATTAGGCGAGGTGTTTCAAAGACCTAGTCCTGTATTACCAATAACTCCTAGCGGTGGACCTGCTCCTGATTACAGTCCAAATATTAACAATGATACATATGCACCTGAGTTTCAAACTTTTGAACCAGATCAGGTTGCGCAACAAGAAGCGTCAACATTTAGAGAAATAAAAAGTTACAAAGATATATTTAATCAAGTTGACAGCATTGTTCAATCAGAAAAACCTAATTTGCCAGAAGAAAAATTTACTAAGCTAAATAGCATTGTTAATAAATACAGATCAAATAAAGGGTATGCAAACATTGATCCTTATGAAGCAGGTACTCTTGCAATGGATGAAATATATCAAGAACTTGATAGAGGCAAGCCAAGAAGAGTGCGTGATGAAAAAGCTAATGTTAGTTGGCGTGATACATGGACTAACTTGTTGTCTGACAATTTAAGCAAGCAAGAAAGATTTGGTAGCTTTGGTGGTGAGTTAGCTTTTAATGATTTTAAAAAAGAAGAAGGGTTGCGAAATGCACCTAAGGCTATATTTGAAACATTATTAGTAACAACTGGTTTTGGTGGCTTGCGTCAAATAGGTGCTAGAACTTTTTTTAAAAGTAGGTTACCTAACATTAAAAGTTTTAAAGAAACTATTAGTCCTAAAAATTGGGCAAACTATAATACCCTTGGCACAGTTCTTAGATATGAAGCGGCAGAAGAAAGATTTTTAATTCCGTATGCAACAGGTTTATACCAAGGTCAGCAAATAGGTGTGGGTTGGACAGAAGCAGAAGAACTTGCTTTTGAACAAGCTGTGCTTGCACATAGAGCAGAATTTGGTGATGGATTATTTTCTAGATTATTACAACCATTTTTAGTAAATACTGCTAACTATCATTCTACGCAAAAAAGATTTTTAGAAGAACAGATAGAAGGTATGAAAATTTTAGGTGTAGATATAGAACCAGGTGAAATGCTTGGTTTCTTTACAGGTATTGGTGTATTACCAAGTATTGCAAGTGGTATAACAAAGCTAGGTTACAAAACATTAACAGCAGGTGGTAGAAAACTTGAATCAACATTATTACCAGACCTTGCTGGCAAAGCAATTACTTTTAGAGAAAACTCAAGAATAACTGCATTTAATGATGCATTGCAAAATAAAATTATTTACGATGCTGGTCAAAGATATCTTAATAATATTGTTAAAACTCTTGGACCAAAAGCTGTTGCAGATATTCCTAATCAATTAAGCAATGCACACAAAGCAGATGACAGAATTATTTTTACTCCGTTAGAAGTTAATAAAAATATACTTGACCCGCAGATGCCATTAAATAAACCTTTGCTTGATCAAGTTAATAGAATTTACGATGATATACCAGATGATATAACACCTTTAGGGATGTTAGAGTACATGAGCAATCCGCACAGAAGAATGACTACAAATCATGCAAACACTATTTATTGGAACACGCATCAAAATGCAAAAAATGAGTTAATAGACACAACGCATAAAATTACTAAACCATTTTATAATGTTGCAACTGAACCTACGTACAGACAAGCAATAGGTGAAACAGATAACGCAAGAGCAACAGAAGAAGCATTAAAAATATTTGATGCTAATAAAGAACAAAGAAAAGTTGCGGCAAAATTATTAGATTTTTTTGGTTTGCAAACATCAGCAGACAAAGGGTTAAAGGGAGTTGATGGCAATCAAATAGAATTTAATTTAATACGTAATGAATTTGAATCTACAGCAGATGACATAAACAATAGAGAATTTTTTTCGTATGAAGAAGCAGATGCAGATTATCAATTAACTACCATACCTATTGTTAGTGATACTTTTAATGCAATAGATAGTATGCGAATAGCTTTAACTCCAGATGTTCCAAAAATACAAACACCAGAAGATAGTATTTCTATAAGTTTTCGTGATGTAGATGCAGTTAATGAAGGTATAGAAAGAATAGGAGAAATTCCTAACAAACAAATATATGACCAA